AGTCTCCACCTTCCATGTGGTGCATTGACCAGTAACATCAGCAACAATGATGCCAGGCCAGTAGTGGTCAATCATGAAAACTACATCACCTACTGATAATTCAGTGCACTGTTGTGAAAATGCTGCACGATGGTCCAATTGAAATTGTGTATCCATGAGTGACGTAACTTTCTTGCCCATTTTCATCCTCCCTGGTTCATCTCCGACGAAGAGGTGTAGTGCATCCCTAGTGCCAGCTCTAGGACAACGTAAGTAGTTGAAATCACGAGTGTGTAGAATTACAGTATTCTCCAAGTGCGCGTCTGGGCACGGCTAGTGTGTGGTCGACTACAAATGACGGTGCAACTAATTGCAATTGCTGAGGAATATTTCTCATCATCCAACTGTGCGCAGATGCCACGGTGTGCACGTGGACACTGGGTATGTGTAATATTTCAGGTACAATGAAATTACAGTGCGCGTACTATTTTTCCATCTCCTGTACAATTACACCACGACAATAATGTCATAGTGCACAATTCTAGTATGACACCAATGTCATGGTGCACAATTACAGCATGACAAATATGTCGTACTGTAAAATTACACTGGGTAATATTGTACTCAGTTGAAATCATGAGGAATTACACCGGTTTCCCCGGGTGATATTTTCTGTGGGGCCGTAGGGCAGTCTCATATCCGGCTAATATTTTTGAAATAATTTTTTACAATAATTAATCGAGGAGCTTTCCTCTACTACTAATCTTGGTAGAATTAGTATTACCTTCCAGTGTATTTTCAAACCAGTCAATTTAATTACTTGGCACAATTAAATCTTCCTGAGTCAATTATTTTACCCATGGATTTTATTTATCTCACATGTAGGTAACGCACCGGGTCAACGATTCTTGCAAGATCAATGCAAATTTAACTTGACTTCTGGCACGCGGTGTGCTAATATTATCTTGTTCAGTTGGTCGATTCAGCGGTTCAAACAACAGTTAAGTAAGACAAGTGACGGTGGTTAAACAGCTTTTCCACTTATCCGTCACGCGTCAGCTCGGTTGAGTTACGTAACTCCCGACAAAGACTGCGCGATGGGACTAAACAGGAAATGGAAATGTTCCATCCCATCTTGCTAAGAGGCTTGGTAGAAAGAAAAGAAATGTGCGCTTCGGCTGAGGTGTACAAAATAATTCTCTACATTGATTTATAGTAGTTAGGGTTGCTTCCTTTAAATAGCCGTGGTTGATTAAAGCTATACTAAATAAAGGAGGTCATGTTTCTACCTAGCTTCCCGCGTAACGAAGTGAAGCGTTACGATAATTTACACCAATGTCATAGGGGTACAGTAGTGTAAATATATTAAGAATTGGGAGCTAGCTACAGATAAAGATATTCCACTTACGGGTTAGTCTGAGTTTACTGTACAGTTGCTCTACGATCTAAATGTACGGGGTGATAAGTATATTTTGGTCTGTACCCAATTCGCCGGTTCAATAAGATAGAGATTAGGATTAAATAACTTTTCTCTATTTAACTAAAGAGTTATACTTCTCTGATTATTTAAAAAGTAACTATTGCGGATTAGAGCAGCTGGTGCGCTCGGTGGGTTCATTTCCCATGTCAACCAATAGGAGGTTCGATTCCTCCGTCCGCTACTACTGGGAGTTATGTTGGTTCAAATCCAATTATAAATATACTTGCTATCGTGAGACGCAAGCCATATTAGGTTAAACCTGATGTATTTATATAGCTGCATTGGTAACAGCGCCCGACAATTTAACACCGACCGGCCTCTGCTCCTTTATGGGACAAGTCAAGCTCTCTCGGGATTCATTAGCTGTCGACGGCGAAATGATTAATCGGTACTTCTTTATTAATAAAGTGATCGTGCGGTGAGATAGAAATATTATAGCGGCGATAGGTGTGGTACAATAACCCGGCAAAGACCACGCTACTTTTATTAAAAAAAAAAAGGAACTCCTAGGTAATAGCAGGACGCAAGAGTAATGTTCCGAATGACTGGGGTGAAAAGTACCCCTACCCTCTTCTTAGGGTATGAGGCGCACTGTCATAGAATTTCTAGATATAGCTCAGTGAGTAAGAGTAGGTGCTTTGGAGGCATCGGGTCGTAGGTTCGAATCCTACTATCTAGACAAAATGTAGTATGATACATTAGCCGGTTCATACAAATCCTGTAGACGTACGGGAAGCTGCTGCAATAGTCCAACGTAGAGACACCTCGATATAAAGAGGAAAGCTACTGGTTCAAGTCCAGTTTGCGGCTCTAATTAAATAATTACTTAGTTTACAGAATCAAAACACCTAATTATTTAGGAGATGCGGCCCATGGCAAACCGCAGTAATATATTAATTGAACAGGTTACCTAGCACTATCCTGGATAATAAACTGGTGCCTTGCTGAATGTATAGCATGACTGCTTGAGCCGAGCTACAGGGTGCCCTTTATTTTGGACAGCCAGGCCACCAAGGACTATTAGCTCTAAGGTAGAGCGGTTCCCTGTTAAGGAATTGGTTGATGGTTCAAGTCCATCATAGTCTTCTTATGAGTGAAAATTTATTGGATGATGAACCCTCTAAAGTTAAGAGGCGTGGACGTCCACCAGGTACCAGGAATGGACATAAACTGACGCCGCTCAGTAAGTTGCCTTCCTGGTCTAATTACGTTACACCACCCAAGATGGATTATCGTCACGAGGATATTGAAACCCTCGTTGGACGACAATTATCTATGGTTGGATTGGCACAAGATCGTATCCGTGAGGAAATGATTGGTGTTGATAAAAATGGTAATGAGCGCTATATGGGTGACAAGAAAGTCACCTGTGAAGATATAGAGCGATTATTAGATTTATCTGCCACATTGGTACGATCAATTGATGCACTTCAAAGAGCTACTAAGGTGGCAGAGGAGTTGAGAAGTAAATTAACTCCACAAGAAGTGCTTGAGGCTGCTATAGCTAAAATTGAGGCGCAGGATCTCGTTACGTTTTCTAGCATTATACAACGATTAATTAGGAAGCGTAAAAAGAATCCTAGTCACAATAAAGCTGTAAAAACTATAGCTGCAGCGGATAGTTTAGCTGAATTAGAAAAAGAATAAGTATGAATATAGAATTTAGTACTCCTAATGTGGATGAGTTAAAGTTTATCCTTGATTCCTGGTCCTCTTCCTATCGTAAAAGTAAGTATGCTGGAACTGTTCCTAACAATCATTGGGAAGAGATTGCAAGAGCTACTGCTACTCAACTAATGAGTCGTCCTGGATGTAGGACTATTGTAGCACTTGTTCCTGGTGAAAATGAAAATAGGGGCAGAGTAATGGGTTATTCCATTGCTGAGCCTGGAATTCTTCATTGGATATATACCAAGAAAGATTTTCGTAGACTTGGTATTGCTACTCAAATGTTAGCGGAACAGATGAGTCAGTGGGATGATAGAGATAAGAAATATCCTCGATTCACCCATAAGACTGATTCATCTTATAGATTCTTACCACGTTGGTGGAAGTGGGATCCTATTCCTGCTCGTGTGAAATAATGGAATATCCTATACTATTTCCAATATTACAAATACCACAGTATACGTGGACTTTGTTTTGTTATATGTGGAGAGCAATAGGTTTAAATATGAAATACAGCGATGATGAATGGATTCAGCAGTACTTGAAAAGTCCCTAAGGGCTGAAAAATTAATAGGCACTGCGGACGATGAATTATTAAAGAAATGTAAGGATACTGCTCGTGGTATTCTTAAAGATCTTCGCGCTAATAATCCAGCTCAAGCTGATGTTGTCATTGATAATAATTATTACTGTAGTGCCTGCTGTCCTCGTCGTTCTGGAAAAACCTATTGTGCGGTGTGTGCAGCGCTTATTACAGGTGAGAGTAAACCGTACGCTATTACTCTCGTCATCTCCCTTAATTTAAAGCAGCTCAAGAAATTATATTGGGACGGTGGGCCAAGTGGAATTCACGCACTCAATCGAAAATTCGACGTTGGACTAGAATTCAATTCTACTGACCTTAAATGGACACACCGTAACGGTTCCATTGGATACCTTATGGGAACTGATAAACCAGAGCAGGTTGAACAGTTCCTGGGAATGGAAGCCGACCTATATATCATTGACGAGTGTAAATCTTTTGCTCCTGGAGTTTTAGAGGATCTCCTAGAGAATAAAATAGAACCGCAGCGCAGTTCTCGTAAGGGTAAAATCCTTATGATTGGAACACCAGGGTCTATTCTTACTGGTCCATTCTATAGAGCTACATGTCCCGAAGCAGTGGATGAAGAGGGTAAACCTTATCTTGTTCCCTACAAGAAAAAAGACCCTTACGGTAGAGCTACTCGGGATCTTTGGTCATTCCACTCTTGGACACTCCAAGATAATAAAGCAAAAGATCACCAGTGGGACGATGCACTCCGACGTAAACGCAATAAGAAATGGGCAGATGATGAACCTACTTGGCTCAGAGAATACCTTGGAAAATGGGCACTCTCATCCGATGGACTCGTTAGTAGATATCTACTCGAGAAACCTTCTGGTAAGGCGAATTGGATACCTGCGCGTACGGAAACTAATCCCACAGGGCTTCCTGAAGATAGAGGACCTTGGAGATTGGTTGCAGGACTAGATTTAGGCTTTGAATCGGATACTGCTCTTGTTGTTGCAGCTTATTCTCAGACCTATAAAGAGCTTAGGCACGTTTACGACTATTCTGCCCCTCATCTACTCCCTGATGATGTGGGAGAATTAGTTGTAGCTACTCAGCGTGAGTTTGGTAAATTCGAAAAGATATTTGTGGACCACGGTAATCAAGGTGGATCCATGATTCTGAATATGTTAATTCAGAAATATGGTTTACCTGCTGAGAAGTCCATTAAGAAAGAAAAGTACGATGGAATTGAGTTGCAAAATTCTTCCATGCGCCGCGGCGAGATTAAGATAATTGAAGGTACTAAGTTAGAGGCTCAATTATCATCGGTTCAGTGGAATCTTGAATCGGATAGTAAAGCTAATCTTGCTAAGCACGGTAAATTAGAAATCGATAGAAAATGTCAAAAGGACCTGTTTGACGCGTTTCTTTATCTTTACCGTGGGAGCATGCATCATTTCTCAAAGGAATCGGATGCGCCTCCAATGTTTGAGTATGGGACTCCTGAGTGGGTAAAGAAATGGGAAGAGGATGAACTTCGTAAATATCGTTCTCAACCTCAAGATCCGAAGCGTCATGTTGCCCTTATGGGTCAATTTCATCTACCACCCACTATTGCTAAGGCACTTCAATCTATGAAAATGCCGTGGGAACTTAAATATGGAAAAACTAGATACCGAAAAACTTAGAGAGACACTTCAAATAATGAAAGAATTTGGGGCAGTATTTCTTAAGTGTGATGAGTTAATTATTGAGTTCCCACGAGATGCGGATACTCAAACCACCACCGATGCTATTGGTTTCGAAGCGAAGGGTAGCACCGATGATTATATTGAATCTAAAAATAACTTAGTATTAAAACAACTACAGGACCAGGCTAATATGATTAGGCCTGTAGGTTATAGTGCAATATTTGGTGATAGACTACCTAAATTTACTCGTCCAATAGCTGAGGGTAATCGTGCTTAATGCAAACTGTAAAATGGTGGAACGCGGAAGTTCCTACTGGAGTATTAGAGGATGAGTACAGTAGAGATAGAGCTGCGGCACTTCTTACGGAAACTGCCGCGATTGAGCAGCGTCAAGGGAGTTGGCACGAGTTTAATCTCTGGAACTCCACTCTGTTTTATAACCGAGAGTTGCCGGCTTTCCGATGGGGCAATCTTGCGGCAGATCAGGAATTATTCCCGGCTAATCTTAGGACAGAGAATTTAGTTAAATCTATCGGTGAGAGCATGTTGTCCAAAGCGTGTTCTCAACCTCTCATACCAAGTCCTGTACCTCACGGTGAATCATATACTGCAAAGAGAGCTGTAGAGAAATTACAGAAGTTTATTGCTGCTACTTGGATTCAGACTTCGTCGGAAAACGCATCCGTTCAGGCTTTTCTCGATGCATATGTTAGTTCAATTGGTGCCGCCGAGGTTATTTACCAAAATGATACACTCTCGGTTGAGCCTATTTTCTTTGATAATATAATTATTGACAATAGAGAATGTACCAATCGCTCACCTCCTCGCACCGTTCGTAAAAGAATGGCTATGCCAAGGGTTGCTGTTGAAGCAATGTATCCTGATTTTAAAGGTGGTGAACAAGATCGTAATTATGTTGAATATAGAGAGGTCGCTCCAGATTGGGTAATTTTTGTTGAGGCTTATCGTAGACCTGATGCTAAGGGTAAAGGTGGTAGGCACACAGCAGTTTGTTGTAATGAAATACTTGCAGATGAAGCTTGGAAAGAAGATTGGATACCAATTGTTTTCCTTCACTGGGCAGATCCCGGGAGTGGATTCTTTTCATCTTCTGGTGTCGAAGAATGCATCCCTTATCAAGTTACTCAAAATGAGTTGAATGATGCAATTAAGAATGTACAGGATATTTGTTCTCGTCCTCGTATTATTGCACACGCTAATTCAGGCATCGACATAAATCAATGGGATAATGAATTTGGACGTATACTCGGATACACAGGTACAGAGCCTAAGCCTTTCCAATGGCCCACAAACCTCAATGACCTCTACCAAGAGCGTGAAAGAAATAGAGCAGCGGCTTACTCGTACTTTGGACTCTCTGAGATGTCTGCTAATGCCGATCTTCCCCAGCAAGTTAGACTGGATTCATCCGCTGGAGTGCGAGAATTCAAAAATATGGAAGATGCGCGGCACTTACGACTATGGACCCGTTATGAGCAGTTTCGATTACAAATTGCTCATAGGTTTATAGATGTATTAGGTAGGGCTGGTAGTAAGTCTAGTAAATTCCAGGTATCTTATATGGGTGGAGAGAAATCGTCTGCTGAGATGATATCTTGGAACGATATTAAAGAAGTTCAAAAGGAACAGTACACTTGGACTCTTGAGGCTGTTCCTCTCTCCTCTCAATCGCCGGCTGCACGTAGAGAAACTCTCGCGGCATGGCAAGCGCAAGGTAAAATAAAGCCTAACGATGATGTTGCTATGATTGGAAATCCTGATCTAGAGAGAATTGATGAACAGGAAATGGCTGGTAAGGACGATATTAAGCGATACATGGAATTGATGGAGGCTGGTGAGTATGAGTCTCCTGCTGAGTATACGGACTTTACTTGGGGTATTCCTGAAGTTGTTGCTAATTTAAAAAGATTAAAACGATTTAAAACTGGTGTTCATCCTGAAGCTATTGCACTTCATGAAAAATGGATACTTGAAGCAATTAATACTCAAAAATCCGCAATTATGGCTATGCAACAGCAGATGCCCGCCCCTGGATTTGACCCTAATGAGGGTCTTCAGGGAGTTGTACAATAAGCTAACATTTAATACTGTGAGTTAATAACTATGTCTGATACTGAAACTAAATTACTGGAACGTGTCGCTGCTCTCGAAGCTGAGCTCTCAAGTAAACGTAAACCCACTGGAACTGTGTTTGATACGCGCAGAGCTACTCTTGATCCTATTAATTATTTTAGGGAGCAGGGACTTGATATTGATCATTTATCACGACATTTCGTGGCAAATGCAATGGGAAAAGATTGTCCCCCACAATTGGCTGCAATGGTGCAGATGGGGCCGCAGATTGCCGCAACCTCTCATCTCGAGCAACTCGTTACGTCTTTAGCCGAGACTGTTAAGGGTATTGTCGAGAAAGATAGTCATCGTGAGATGGTTGCCAGCGTGAAGAAAGAAAACGTGGACGCAAGTAAGTATCCCACACTAGCAGCAGCAATTAAGGCAGATCCGAATATTCTGGATTCGGAAATTAAATCCTTGGGCAAAATTGCTGATCCTTCCAAGACTTTTGAGCTTATTGAGCAAAAGATGGCTCCGTACGCAAAGGTATTTGGATTTAAGCCCACTCCCCCATCCAGCGAGAATAAGGATGATAAGTCCAAGGGGGAAAACCAGACCAGCACCATTACTGAAACTAAGCCAGAATTCAAATCGGCTAATCAAGGAACTGCGGGTGCTGAAGTTCCACCACTCATACCTGATTCATCTGGTGTAATGACTGAAGAGTTACACGAGAAAATCAAGAATGCAGTGTTAAAGAAATATGAAAATCTCTCCTAATAGGATGTTTATGTATTAATGGGTGCTACTGCTACAGTTGCCGCACTTGGCGACTATTTTGTTCAGCGATTTAATTTAGCTAATCGTGATGCGGAGTATAAGAAAAACCGCGTTACTCTTGCTCGTCTCAGGCGCGATGCAAAGCGCCTCACCATGGGTTCCGCATTCTACGAGACCATTAGGGTCGCAGATGCGTACTCTGGTTCTACTGATTTTACTACTGGTATGTCGGTGTACAACGTTAGCCAGACTTTCCGTTGGCTCGTTGGTACTCCTTTTGCGCAGTACGGTCGATTAACATTCGATGGGTTACTGTTAAAGCAGAATGATACTGGTACCATTATTGACCTTAAATCCACCGAGGCTGATGGTGTTGCTAATGGAATGCTCGATACAATTGAGCGTAACGTTTGGCAGGATGGTTTTGGTGATTTAGGTCAAATCAGTGTGCTCGGTGGTTCTGCTGCTGTTCGTGTTATTACACTGACTGTTGCGTCGGATGTGTACAACTTCCTTCGCGGTATGCCAGTTGTGTTTAACGCCAGTAGAACGGGTGCTGGCGCTAATAGAGTCGATATTTATGTTGTGACTTCTCTCAATCCAGTTACTGGTCAAGTTACTCTTACGAGAACTAGCGGTGCTGGTGGTGACGTTGCTGCTAACGATTTTGCATTTGTTCAGGGTACTAAAGATACTGCGGGTGGTGTTGCGCAGTACATGCCAGGTATTCCTCAGTTCATTCCAGCTGCTGACCCGGCTGATACACTTTATGGTGTGACTCGTTCTGGTGATCCTGCCATTTCCGGCTGGCGATTCCCGTTCGAGGGTTCTATTAATGAAACCATTCAGAGAGCATTCTCGAAGATGGGTCGATTTGTTAATAGAGCTGCAGCTAATTACTGTGTTTGCCTTTCCACTAATGATTGGCTTACTCTGTCGTTAGAGCCTCAGGGTCAGATTGTTCGAGACCCAACGGCAATGCAGCGATTCGGTGTTGATGGCCTTGTCGTCAATACTCCGTACGGTCCCGTTACTGCGATTATGATTCCTCAGATGAGGGACGGTCGTGGATATATTCTGGACTGGACTTCTTGGGTTCTTTACACTCTTGGAAATCTGCCACACGTCATTAACGACGATGGTAATGTTTTCCTTCGTCTTGCTCCTGGTTCGCCAACTGGTAACAACCTGAACGGCGATGGTATCGAGATGAGATTCCGTCTTTGGACTGTGCTCCTGTGTAATAATCCAATTAGTAATAGTACTTTCTTGACTGCATAATAGGGAGTTATTTATGCCTGTTCTTCAGCCAACGTTACAGTACGGTGCCAAGGTTATTACGCATCGTGTGTCTTTCCGATTTGTTAATACTACAACTTTCGACAGAATTAGAGATGGTCGGTCGGGAGTTTTCGCTAATCCAGGTGGTTCCATAGTTAGAAACTCTGCTGGATTATTTACCATCACTCTTTCAACCAAATGTCCTGCACCACAGATTGAATTAACTGGTTGGGTGCAGGTTGAGCATGCTGCTGGTGTTCCCACAGTATTCTTACAGGGTTGGATTGTTAAGGATTCCTGGAATGCCTCAACTCGCTCTTTCCAAATTCAACTTTTACAGTTACCTGTTGGTGCTTCTTATGTGCAGCCGGCTGTTGCTGACCCTGCAGCCAACGATAGGGTCGTAATTGAATTTACTGGTACTATTAGTGATGCGGGGCAAGATCCTGCTTAACAACTAAATACTCGGTGCTTTTCCTAATATAACTTGGTTGGACTCCAAGAGCATCGACTAATGGCTTACACCATACAAAATATTGTTGATCGTGCACGAATATATGTGGACGATAATCACAAGGCAACTGACGGCTGGAAAGAACCAGCTGATTGGTTATCCTTAGCTAAATCTGAATTTGCTAATATATACAGGAAGTGGGTTAGAGAATCAGTACTATCTTTTTTACCAATTACGGGTATTTTTACTGGTCCTAGTTTTACATTTCCAGCTACTCCACTCGCTATAATGGGAGTGGCGCAAGTTATAGGAAATCAAGTTAGATTAATTTCACCAGCAATGTCTGAGTATGGTCGACAGCCGTACTGGGACGATGCTATTACTGTACCAAATAATACCGCTGTTACATGGACTGGTGCAACTGATGTATTTCCTGATGGTGGTGGAAATCCTACATTTACTGTTACTCTTCATCCTCCCGATACAGCAAGTGGTTATCAGGTAAAATATATTAGATTTCCTGAGTTGGATGCTCTTGATAAATTTGTTATTCTGCCTGAAGGATATGAAGACTATGTAGCTCTTAGATTAGCTAGAAAAGCACTAGCTAGCGAAGGTGCATCATCTCAGGCTATTGAACGATTAATAATCGACGCAGAAGCTAGTATTAAAATGGATTCATTTAGTAATATTCAGGGAGATGGACCAAAGGTTAGAATTATTCGACCATACGCTAAACAGAAATTATTTGCTAATAGTTTAACGTGGCCATATACTCCTGCTGCTTGGTATTATCCGTAATGACACTGCCCGCACTTCCAAAGACTAGGACTATAGATGGTCCTACAGGTCTTTATTTGAAAGAAATACGTACATTCCTTTCCTCAATGAAAGATATAAAGATACTTTCAGGTATTGAGGTAAGTATTACATTCTCTGCTGCCGATGTTGCTGGTAGTGTTGTTAAGAGAGTGGTTACCGGTCTTGGATCTACTCCGACCGGGTTTTTTATTTATAGGGGACATACAGGAGCGGGATTAATTGAAACTCCTATTGCTGCAACTGAAACAGATAAAACAGTACTTAACCTTAGAGCTACCGTTGCTGGTACCTATTTTCTTTGGGTGTTCTAAATGCCTGGCATTGAATTAAATCTTCCCATACCTAGTCTCTCAGATACACAAACTCAAGTTGTTACTAAAACCGCTCAGGCGCTAACAGCAATTGATGCTGATTTAGCTGCTCCCGTTCTTCCTAGTGAAATAAACATTAATACTGCCCTGCCCTTCAATGGAAATGCTGCCACCAATGTTGGCTATATTACATTTGGTGGTGGTACTCCGGGAGGTACTATTCCAGGAGCTATTTACTATAACAATGGTGAATGGTTTGTTGTAGATAGTACCGGTACCATTCAAATTACTAATGGTGGACAATTAAACGTAGCAGTTAATGGTGGTATTGGTGGTGACTATATAGCTGTATCTGCACTTTTATCATACAATAGTGCAGGATCTAAGTATATATTTTTTGGTGCTGGTGGGTCAACTATAGTCGATGTTGATGTTAGAAAAGTTATTCTTGAAGGTACATCGGCAACAGTTACATTAGGTGTCGACGCATCTCTTGTAGCTAATAAAGTTGTTAACTTTAAATCGTTACCTACATCTGGTGTTGGTTTAGTTGCATATGATTCTGCTGCAACTGCAATTGTGGATGGTAGTACTGTTGCTATTACAGCTGCAACTACATTTAATGGATTAGTTACACTTAATGGCGGTTATATTGGGCCTAATCACGGTTCATTTACTAAAGAAGTACCATTTACACTTGGACCTGGTGTTACTACAGCTAATATAAATACGTTTGATCTTATAACTTCAACTGCTGCTGTATGGATGTGGCACTCTGAACCACTGGACGTAGCTGTAGGTGATAAAATTACGACAGTACTTGCTAGAGTTGTTAAACCAACTGGTGTTACTACAATTACTGTAGCTTTAAAGAAAAGAAATAGTTTAACCGGAGCTATAACCACTATACAAACCTCTAGTACACCAACTGGAGCAGGAACATATGATGTTACTATATCTATTGGTTCTCCTACAGCAGTTGCAGTTAGAGAACGATGGTATATTGAGGTAACTGGAGATGGCGCATCTGGATTTGGTACTGGTGAACAAATTGGCGGATTAAGTTATACTTGGACTGCATAAATGCAAAAGAGTTCCAATTCAGATTATGATGGTCAAATTACACAAGTTGTACCTATAGATATAGGTAAAAAAGGTCTTGATTTACGAACTAATGATGATACTCAAGCACTTACTTCTCTAATAAATGCTAGATTTACAGATAGTACTAGTATTGAACGCAGAACTGGCTATGATGTAGATATACTTAGAGATAGTTCTTCATTTCCTAACGGGCAAATTAGTGTTGGTAATTGGGTGTATGGTTTTGGTAATACTGTTGTTAGTAATAGTTTAATTGCTCAACATCATCCAATCAGTTCTCAAAATCTTGCAACATTTACTTATGATGGGAATGATATTAGTTGGACTGGTGATAGATTATTGATTCATACTAAGGACGGATCACAACGTTGCTTAGGCGGATCTACTTATTGGTATAATCATAATGCAGCCCTTCCAACAGCTGGTACCTCAGATTTACCGTACGGCATTCCTTGTTATTTACCTAGTGTTGTTGATATTAATCCACCACTTAAGGCTACTGCAGTATCTACCGAACAAAATGTGCACGATATTTGTGTAACTGAAACACAATATTGTTTAGTTTATACAAGCTCTGGTAGTACCTACGCACAAATTATTAATAGAGATACAAATCAGCTGGTACTGTTTACTAAATTAAATAGTGCAACCACCAATAATAGAGATCCAAGAGTTGTTTTTTCGTCTGGAAAATTTGTTGCTTATTGGTACGATAGTACGACTGCAATACTTTACACTGCATCGTATGCAGGCATATCGTGGACTGCACAAAGTAATGTTGTAACTTCTGTTGCTTCTTATGATATAGAAACAGCATCATTTAATGGTGGGTATTATTTACTTTATAGAACAGGACCCACACTTAAAGCGCGCTACTATATTGGTACATTTGTTCAGAATTCACCCTTTATATCTGATACAACTATTAATGTTGGTGGAACAACTCCAGATGGTAATGTAGCTATATCACTTAATCCTGCAGGAGAAGTTGGAATTGCATGGGGCGCTGTTACTGGTACATTTGCTAGAGAATTTTCTCCTGCACTCACAACCAAAACTGGTCATACACAGGTTACATTTACTTCAGAAAATGCAGTTACACAAACTGGATTAAGTATTGTTAGTAAAGGTGTACCTAATAATAACGGTATATATTCTTGGGTTGTGTATATAGCTTATGCTAATGTTGGTTCATTAGAGCCTGGTACTAGAATATCATCGTTTGCATCGGATGGTACAACTACATCTGTTGATGCTCTAAATACATTTAAGTATTTTTGTCAACCAATATCAAGAGCATTTCGTGTTGGTAATGAAACATTTATATGGTTAGTTTCAGGTAATTCTCCAGTTTATTTCTTAGTATCTGGAGTATATAAGCCCATAGTGTGTGGCTATTCAGAACGAGGTACAGCTATACAAATTACGAGAACTAAAAATCTTGGAGGAGTTTGTAGAGATCCTCTTAATTCTAACAAGTTCTTGTGGGTTCGTTCAATAGCTAATACTGCTACAAATGCTAATCATTTATTATATTCTACTATTGATTTTTTACCTCAGATAACTAATACTCAGTACGGCAGTTCAATATACTTATCTGGTTCCGCAGTTCAGAATTTTGACGGTACCACTGTTTCTGATGCTGGATTTCAAGATTATCCAATTACTAATTTTGGTGTTGCATCGGCTGGTGGAGGTTTATCGGCTGGTGATTATAGAATAAGAGCCTATGTTGTTCGATATAACAATAGAGGTGAGCGTTTTATATCCCCTGCCCTAACTAGTGCTGCTGTTACTGCTGCTGGTGGACAAAAAATATCTTGGGATATTACATTTGTGCAAAGTTGTACTGCTACAGATGCTACTATTGAAGTATACAGAACTCTTGCGGGTGGTACCACTTATTTCTTTGAGGGAACTATAGCTAATTCAGGAGCTGGTGGTACCTTCATAACTACTCTTTCAGATGCAACAATTGCATTGAATGTTGGAGATCCTTATCAACCACAAATTGGCGGATTATCTGAGTTATTAGAAAATGGACCAATTGGTTGCACCACAATAATTGCATATAACGATAGATTGTGGTGTTCTGGCGGTCAAGTTCCCGCAGGTAAATTAGTCTTCTCTAAAATTAAAATAACTAATTTTGGAGCAGGATTTAGTGCACTTACAGGAAGTGTTGTTATTGATTCAGAACAAAACCCAATTACATCCATTGCAGGAATTAATGATACATTAGCTGTATTTGAAAAGGAAAAAGTTTTCCTACTCGATACAAATGGTCCTGATAATTTTGGTAGGGGTAATTTCTCACCAATTAAATTTGCTACTAAAAAAGGTGCTACTACTCATTTTGGTACTATGCTTACTGATGCAGGATTAGTGTATTGGAATGAAGGTGGTCCTTATCTATTAACAGGATCAGCATCAGTTATAAATATATCTGATATGGTTAGGCCGTTAGCTAAAGATTTAACTCCTACCGGTGTGATGCTTAATTCACAAAAACAGGAAGTAGTATGGTTTACTACTAATGGTACCGCACTACTTTGGGATTATAAATCAGGCAATAGATGGTCGTTATGGATTGGTTTATTTATTAACGGAACTAGTCAAAGCGCCTTATCAACTACCAATGGTAAACTATATATACCAAATAGTGAACGATATAATGATGGTGGACAAACCTATACCTTTGGATTTAAAACCAGTCAATTAAAAGGTGAAAACCTATTATCTGGTTATGTATTACTTAAACGGTATGGTATTGTTGGAGAATTTGTTGGTGAACATAAGCTTGAATTTCGTACTTACTATAATGGTTCACCTCTTTGGGAGGAACGAGAAGTATTGTCACCTGATACTAGTACCTATTTAACTATTGCAGAAGATTACGGCTCTCTTACTGCAGCACAAGTTGATGCACTTCAGGTATCAGATAAATCAGGTAACTACTCCTTCAATAAAAGAGCAAAACGCCAGAATTGTCAGAGATTCCAGTTAGAGTTACTGGATAATGCTCCTGACGGACCGTCTTATTTCCCACTCTCATTAGAATTTGAATTAGGAGCACGTCCTGGCCTCGGTAGGATTGCTTCCGCTACAGTAACGGATAAATAATGGTTGATTTTGATTTTAGTCAAGGAGTGCAAGGTGCTGCGGGTGGAGCTATGGCTGGCTCTGCATTTGGTCCCTGGGGTACAGCTATTGGTGGTGGATTAGGATTACTTAGTGGCTTTTTAGGCAGTCACGGTTCGGATCCTAATGATAAGTATAAAAAACAATTAGCTGAATTAGCTAAAACTATGGGTAATCGTCAGGCACCTCAATTAGGTACTGGTGCTGCTCAAGCTGGTTATTCCGATGTTAGAGGTAATCAGGCCGGTTTAATTGCTCAATTAGAGGCGATGGCAAGAGGGGAAGGTCCTTCCGCCGCTGCTATTCAAATGCGTGAAGCAATGGATAGAGCTGTAGCAAGTCAAACTAGTACTGCTGCTACTGCTGCTGGAAGAGGCGTTAATCAAGGTGCTGCATATTTAAATGCTGCAAATATGGGTGCTGCTATTGAAGGTCAAAGTGCTCGTGATACAGCAACTCTTAGGGCTCAGGAACAAGCAAATGCCATCGGTCAATTGGGTCAAGTAATTGCTCAGGGTAGAGCAGCAGATGAAAATATTAATCAGTTTAATGCAGGTGCTAATAATCAATTTTCATTAGCTAATCTTCAGGCTCAATTACAAACGCTTGGATTAAATGATGAGGCACAGTTGAGGGCTCTCTTAGGTGTAATTGGAGCTGCTCCACCAGGACCTGGACTGGGTACACAGGTACTTGCAGGTGGTGCAAGTGCTCTTCCTGCAATTCTTCAGTATCGTCAGGGTCAAGCCCAGTTAAATAAACAACCGGGCGCAGTTGAATGGTCACCTGGACCAATTACATCACCATCTCAGGTTAGTTAAAATGGCTAATCCATTAGTAGCACTGCAGACACTCGGTATTCAGACCATTCAAGAATTAACAGCACTTTCTACTTTATTTGGGTATAAACAAAGAGAGGTAAATGCTGCATCAGTAGATGATAGTGGTTATCAAACTAAAATTACTCCTGAAGAAGAGAAAGAATTTCGTTCTTGGGTAATACATAATAATGTACCATTTAATCCTACTGAGCGATTTGCAGACTATGATATGCGCGGATTTTGGAAGGCACAAAAAATGGGTGATAGTAGAGCAACACAGAATTTTCCTGATACATGGAAAACTCCTTACAGTAGAACATTCTCAAAAGAATCCATCTATGCACCTACTGATGCTCCTGAGTGGGTTGGTAGTAAGTTAATAAATAAATATGGTGATGTTGTTTACGATAAAAATGATCCTGAATACACTGGTTATCCATTACAAAAAGACTATGCTACTGGGATAACTACTGGAAAACGAAATGCCAGACCAAATACTACCAGATCCTACTAATGAACTAATAACTTCACCAGAACAAGATACTGGTGAAAGCTCATACGTTCCTTCAATAGCTCAAAATATAGGTATCTCTTACGCTGGACCTACGGCTGCTGGTCAAAAACGCGCAGCGGGTATGTTAGGACAAATTGATCAGCGTGTTGCTAATTATGAACAAAGAGATCTTGTTAATACAGACAATGAGATAAATAGATACCGCAGAGCAATTACTGGTGAAGAAAACGCTATTACAGGTATTCAAGGCGTTAATACTGATTATGAGCAGCAACTCAGTCAAATTGATGTAAAACGTCAGGCGCTTTTTGACGAAGCAGCACGCCAGGAAAAAGAGGCTGCACAAATCGCTAAGGTTTCTGCAGCTGATTTTACCAATAAATATCAACAGCAGTTAGCTGCAGTTAGAGCTCTTTCCGTAAATATTGCTGGTCCATTAGCAAAACTTTCCACTGCTGAAATGGGCGGAGTTAGTCTTGCCATGTTCGCTCAAGGTTTTCTTGCTGCTCAAGGAATCAATATCAACGTTGGTGGACAAATTGATAAATGGGTTGATAGGTCAATCAGGGAACAAGAGCGTCAAATTCAACAGAAGGAAGCTGAAGCAAACGATACTCTTAATCTTTGGCATATTGCACGGCAGAATAGTGCAGACGATTTAGAGGCTCGACAGCGCTACCGTGGATTTATTATCGAGGGTTTAAAGGCACAGACTGAATTTCAAGCAGCACGATTTCAGTCTCGACTTGCCACTGCTCAGGCCGGAGTTACTAAGGCGCATCTTGACACTGAGGCTGTTTTAAATGAGCAGTCCATGGTTAAGCAACACGAGCAGAGAGTATTTGAGCAAAAGAAATGGGAAACGCAAACTGCATTTGAACTTGCTAAAGTTAATCTCGAAAGAGAAAAACTTAATATTGAGAAGAGAAAAAATGAGATCAAAAATAATAAGCGTCAAATTATTATTGATCCATCTGATGGTAAGGCTAAATGGATTATTGGTGAAGAGAGAATAAATGCCGCTAAAGATGCAGAAATAGCTACTAAGGCTCAATCAGATTATGAGCGTGTTGATAAGGAAATTAAAGAAGCTATTGAGTTTAGATCTAAACACGCTGATGATAAGTGGGGTCATCTTAATCCTATCGACCGGTTCTCTGAAGCTAAGCGTGAATACGAAGCTATGGTGGAACGGTTACGTATTGAAATTGGTAAAACCGAATTCGGTACTCGTGCATCGGATAAAGAAGCTGAGAGAATTCGTTCTTTGATGCCATTTGATAAGTGGTATCAGTCCGGTAATAACTCTGATATTTGGACTAAATTCCGCGAGGATGTTAGGTCTGATTTCCAGAGCGTTATGAATGCACATACTGACCCAATTCCTAAGGAACAGCAGCGCACCATGCCTCGCAATGACGCTAATCCAAGTGCCAAAGCTATTTACACTGCTTCTGTTGAAGGAGGTAAGCCAGTAGATAAATTTGCTGCTAAGGAACAAGCGCAGGTTGTTGGTAAAGATTCCGAAGATACCGATGAGTCATCTTATGGTAGTGGATTATGGCGTAGTTATAGTTCACAATTCACTAGCGGTGACGAGTTCTTCAAGGATAAACCAACTAAGGGTAAAGTTAAAGCAAGTGATGAAGTAAAAATGCCTGGATGGGCAGTTGCTATAGATCATTTAGCTACTGGTTGGGCTAGTCCAGATTCACTAAAAGATTTTGCACCTAATGAAGATATAACCACAATGAGTGCAGAATCTCAGAAAACACTAAAAACACTTTCCAGCGGTAAAACTGCTGATGGTAAGAAAGTTCCAATTGCTGCTCAAAACTACGCTAAGTACATTCTTAGTATAGGTATTGATGGTATCAAGGATGAACTTACCAATAATCCACTGGGGATGTTTAGAGATTATCCGCAATAATGGGTAAATTAGTAAATGTTGTACTTCCCGGAGGAAGAGTTGTTTCAGTTCCTCAGGAAGTTGCAGATAATATAGCTGTAAATGATGTAGCTCATACTGAAAATTTAGCAGAAGCTGGTGCTCGTTCCACTCAGGATATTAATACTGAGAGGAGTGCAGGTCTAGGTGAAGGGTTTAAAGCAGCTGCTGAGGGATTTGCCGATGCTGCAACGCTGGGTGCGTACGGTCAAATAAGAGCCGCGGTAGATCCTAATGCCCGGAACTCTCAAATTCGAGCTCAAGAGCGCCCTGGTGCACGTTTCCTCGGTGAAGCGGCTGCTCTCCTAGCCCCGACTGGAGCTCTTGGAACAAGCGCTAAAGCCGTTGGAGAAGCACTTCCACTTTCCAAGATAGCAGGAGCAACTGGTAATAGATTAGCGGAGGGTGCTGTCTATGGTATTGCTGGTAATATTTCACACGCTAATGTTGCTGGTGATCCATTATCAATTGAAAGTATTGTTGTCGATGCTGGAGTCGGTGCTCTCATCAATTTTGGCTTCGGTAAAATAAGTGACGGCTTACTTAGTGGTAGTAAGAGAGCAAAAGCTGCAATTGAAGCTGAAAAGGCTCAGGAAAAAGCAGCAAATATATTTTCGAGTACTCCTGAGTCGTACAATGAATTAGTTGCAGCAAATAAATCCACACTTCAAGCTGCGAAGGTGGCACAGAAGCAGTGGGATAAAGCTGCTGAAACATTCTCAAAAGAATTTGATGCAATTAGTACAGATCCTGCTGCAGTCCGACGTTTAATTGTGGATGTGGATGTAATAGAAAGAAAAGCACTAGATCAATTAACTAAAGGTAGACGAATGTCGGATTTACCTTTAAAGCCTAATCCAGGACAGTACGCAACTCCATTAACAACCTCTGATAGGTCTCTTATTAGTCATGTAAGAAAAATATTAGGTGATGCTAGAGTAGAATCACAAAAACTATTTGCAAATGGTGATAGAGCTGGTGTTGTACATAAATTAGGTAAAGCTATAGATGATGCTAAAGCACTTATGCCTGAAGCTGAATGGCCGGTTGTTCCGGTACTCGATAAATTAGGCAATAGACCTGTAGTTCCTGATTTACCTGTACTTCCCAAAGATCTTAAAGGATTTGCACGACTGCACCCCGATACTGTTGCTAAATTAGCTAATAATGCAGCCCCGGGTAGCTCAGTTGCTCAGGCCATAGATAAATTAACAACTGAATTAGGTCTAGCGGCAGAAGCAACACCCGCGGCAACCCTTGCAGGAACACATGCTACCCTATCCTCAATGGCTACTAAAGTTATTGAGAAAGAAGCTACGGGACAGTCGCTCTTAGATGTTTTACGACTTAATAGTAAACGTGCAGTTCGCTACGGACTGGGCAGAGTCGCAGATCATGGCGTTGGTGGTGGGTTTCTCGGTGCATCAACTAGAACTGTTGTTGGTGGATTAGTTGGTTATGGTTTGGATGGTGTTGAGGGTGCAGTTATTGGTGCTTCGGTACTTAATTCAAGGGCAGCTACTAAATTAGGTATTGGTAATATGTTTGCTAAATACGGAGGCGCGGCTTCTACTGTTGTAAATAAATTAGGCCCTGTAACAGCGTTTCTTAAAGCATCATTTCCAAGTGGAGATGAAGATAAAGAAACTGATATTCGCAAATTAGCGCTGAATCGAGTAAATGATTTACATATTGCAGCTAGCTCTGCCACCGACGCATCATTTTCTGCTGTTCAGCCACTGCTCAGTGAACCGGGAGATATAGCTTATAAAATTCACGCAACGCTAGTTGGTGCTGTTGGAACTATGCTCGGTGTAGCTCCTCGAGATCCTGGCCTTGCTACCAATATGTTCAATAGCTATTGGAAACCGACGCACTCAGAGGCGCTTAAATTAGCGTATGTGATGGAAGCAGTTCTCTCACCTGTGCAGGCGATTCAGCGTCTCATTGACGGAAAATCAGACCCATCAGCCGCAGATACCTTGTGGCAACAGTGGCCAGCCCATATGGAAGAGGCTGCTACGGCGCTTGCTAATAATGCTGAATACCTAAGTAAACTAACAAGGGAGCAGTCCAGCGCACTCGGCCGGCTATTCCGTATTCCACTTAATGGATTTCAACAGCCAGAGGTTATTGCACAACTGCAATCTTATTTCCTTCCCAAGCCCCCTGAGAATAATGGTCCACCTCCAAGTAAAATGTCCACAGGTAATCCGACCGGCCGACCTCCTGCAGTCTCTTCACCTAATCCTAATCAATCTCGCGTCTCGCAATTACAAAGATAAATAAATGTCCGCTACATACTCACTTTACAATACTCGTCAAGTTGATCCTGCCCTACCATTTAAGATTCCTGGTGTTGCTGTATCAAGTACCAACGTATATTACTCTGATCCTATTGGTCCTAGAGTCCAGGGCTTTGGTTATCATTTTGAATGGACTGGTACTCCTACAGGTACTCTAACTCTTTGGCGTTCTAATAAAACTAATCCAGATTTAACTAGTGATGCTGATTGGCTTCAAGTTACATCGTTTACTCCTACCAACCCAGCTGGCACTGCCAGTAAATTTGGTGATGAAATTAACTTTACTAATTTTAAGTTGTACAGATTTAAATATGTAAACGCTTCAGGTAGCGGTACTCTATTTTGTTTCGCTAGTCAGGTCTTTTCTACTTAATGGCTGAAAGCTACTCAGTATATTTTGGAAATGTATTTGGTAATATATTTGGTAGTTCATTTACTGCGCAGTTCGCTCCGGTAGCTCCCGGTCCGGGTCTAATATTTATATCCGGTTCATCTAATGCGCAAGGTCCGGGTATTGCAGCTAATATGACTGATTATCCTACTATTGGTACTCCATTAGCAGGATTTCAGTACGCTAGAGAAGGCTCTACTCTTGGAGGTGCGACTGGTGGTACTTGGGTAGCGGAAGGTAAACAAAATTTACAACCGAGAACCACTAGTCTTGGTGCTCCATACAATATTGGTACGTGTAGTTTTGATTTAAAACTTGGATTAGATTTAAATACAGCAAATTCTAGTGCTTGGGGTGGTTCTACTTTTACCACAGATGGTGCATCACTTCACTCTACTCTGCACTTCCTTAATCCTAATTGGCCAACGGTAGGTGCACAGTGGGTTCAGCGCCTATTTACAGCTATTGATGCCGCTATTGTTGCGCATAATAAGCCACTTAAAGTATTTTATTGGGCACATGGAAATGATGCTAGTGATGGTGCGGCAACTGCAGCGTATTATTCAAATATGATAACGCTCTTTAATCAAATAAGAGCACGCTACGGTAATATTGGTATAGTTGTTGAAAGACTTTCCAATAGAGGTACATTTGGTGGTGGTATTCATGATGTGCGAATGGCTATGGAGTCATTTGCTATGCGACCTGAAAATAGTAGGGTTGCTGTAGTTTATACCGATGAATGTGCTTTACGTGATACTGCACATTACGTTGATGATGCGGGCGGTGTATTAGGCTATTGTGAAGTTGGTAAAAGAGGTGCTGTTGCTGCAATTGCTGCAGCCAATGATACTGTACGTAATTTAAACTCTCCTTGGTGGGGTGTTCAAGCTACACCACAGGTGACTGGTTCTGCAGCATTCTCTAATCCAATTCCACTTCCTAATTACTATGGAAGTGTAAACAATAAACGTGATATTGGAGTGCTTTGGTATTCGGGTGCTGGTGATAACCCAATTACAGCTCCTACTGGCTGGACTCAAGTGACTGGTTCTCCGGTGTGGGGTGGTGCAACTCTAGATGCGCGGTTACACGTATTTACTCGGACACTTCAGGACGGAGATACTCCTCCAACTATTGCGGATGTTGCTGGTGATGGTGAAAAGAGTTCTGGTATATTTGTAATTCGTAATAGTAGTGGATTGGATGTTAATCCTACTACTGCTACAGTGGCACAAGCTACGCCATCCGCATCAGTTTCTTTTCCATCAATTACTCCAGTTACTACCAACTGCTTAATTGTACATATTCTTGCACATGGTATTGATTCAGTAGCTCCACAAATTGGCGTACTTACTAATGCAGGATTAACTAATTTATTTAAACACACTGACTATTGTTCCAACACCAACTCAGGTACGGGGTGCATTGTTGGTGCTGGTATAAGAGCCCCAGCAACTGCAACTGGTGCAACTACTGGAACACTATTAGCAGCAGATACTCAGGCACTTATGACATTGGCCTTTAAAATTTAGGATTCTCGGTGAAAGATATAGTTGCTTTGGTTATAGATATGGGACTTGGGGCTGCGGCGTTGCATTTAGCATATTCACTTAATAAGACGGTTAAACAGTTGACTGTAATAGTTGATAAATTAGTGGCTAGAGTTACGGCATTGGAGAATAAATAGTGTGGACAGTTATTTTATCATTATTTGGTGGTGGACTAATTACGGGTGCAATTGTTTGGATTAAACAATTCTTCTTTAATAAAGAGAAAATTATTGATCTTACCAATATTACTGAAAGCGCCACTGAAAGAATTACTGCTGGTGAAAAGCAAGCAGAATTAGATAGAGAGAAAAGAAGTAAAGAACTAAATGTTGAAGCAACTAAAATTATTACTACCAACGACGCTGATGCTGCTCTCGCTCTCTTGCGCCGGAAATTCCCGCCCCACAGTTCCGCTCCCAGTAGCTAAGTGTTCTGTTCCTGCTTTTCCGACTACTCCATCATTACAGGGTGAAGTGTGCGGTAATAAGATTTGTCTTACTATTCCAGAGATAGTGGAACTGTCACTCTACCAGGCTAGGATAGATGAAACGAAATCCGCCCTTCTAGGGTGTTCTCTTATTATCTGGAAAGACAAATAGTTCATGTTCGGTAATCCCATGGCTGGTAGGGCTGGTAAGCTTTATCGCGATATTACTCCTGCTGAAATTGCGATGGAGGAAGCTGTAGCTAAACTCGGTGTTCCTTATCGTATTCAGTTCCCCTACTACCTGTGGGGTGTGCGCTTTTTTCCTGATTTTCTCCTACCCACGCTTAAATTAATTATTGAGGTAGATGATAAATCGCACAACGAAAAAGCCAAAAAAGAAGCGGACGAGCAGCGCACCCAAGAATTAAATGCCCTTGGATGGACTGTTGTCCGCTGTACCAATGATGAAGCTCTTGCCGATGCTACGGGCGTGCTTCGTAATTTGCTAATCCAAGCAGGTCACACAGGGAAGATACATCCGTTGTGTTCACTAGCTCAGGGGTTACCGAAGAAGGTACTCCAGAAGAATACTCGGGGACAGAAACGTCAGGCTCGGTTGGCTCAGAATAATCGAAAGCCAATTCCAATTGTCCATCCTGAAAAGTTTTCTCCTCGGAAGGTTTCAGGAGCACTGGACTTATCGAATTAGTCTCTGTCCTATATCTCTTGGCAAGTGCCCTAGCCTGATTAACAATATTTTGTTCACTCCAAGGCATGTATCTCTTGCTGTAATCAATTGCGAGTAGTGCTTCTATAGCCTCGCATAATTCATCTGGCTGTATCTTCATTCTTTTCTCTCCACGATTCCCAGCACCGTTCAAGAATTGACCTAAGTGATTCTTTTGGTTCTGGAGTTCGGTAATAACTTGGCCATACATCTTTTGTAACTGGTGTGGGCCATGCTCTATCGTTGTATATAATGACCTTTGGTGTACGAGTTGGATGATTTCGCTTAGCCTCATCTAGACTAGAATATCCGTATTTCCCCACAACCCATATTTTCGTAAGGTATTCGATGGACATTTCATTTATTATTGCTCTTGCTTCTGCACTTCTCGCGAGTGGTGTTGCTGTCCTAGCGGTGGTTGCACCTAAGACTAAAACATCCGTAGACGATAAAGTCTTGGAGCGTCTCTTAGCTCTTGAGAAGTTAGTGGAAGGTGTTACAAAGAAATAAGTTTAACATATAAATGCAATTAGCCGGTTCCCGTGATTGGGCGCCGGCTTTTATTTTATCTAATTATTACCTTAAGTTTTTCAAGTTCGGTTTCTAGTTCTCTAATTTTCTCAAGCACGCTATTCTTTTCTTTTAATTTATTATAAATAGCTACTGATGTAGCTAAATTATCTGGACCTGCTTTACCGACATAAACAGTAAGCCATTTCCATTCATAATCAGTGAGTTCTAATTTCATGGACCAATATACCTTATTACTCTAGTTGCCCACTTTTCATTGGTGTGTATAATATTTTTCCAAATACACACAGATCTATTATCACGAATGTGGAAATTTTTATCGTAACCAAATTTAATAGCTGGCCAACCAGATGAACACTCGAGAACTACTAAATCAGATACCTTACCATTCCACGGTGTCTTGCTCTCATCAGGGTCCATCTGATTAATATCACGCCAACCAGCAATTAAACCAATATGACCAACTCGACATCTGGTGGAAGGGGATAAGGAGGTATCGCCCAACTCCTTAGCTCGTATGCTCGGAAACGCAACCATGTCGCCAATGAGTACATCTTTAGCTTCAGTGACTGGGGTAAAAAAGGTGCACTTTCCATTCCCACCTGAAAGTAGTCCAGCATCCATAAGGGCGGAGTCAACGTTTATATATCCTTCGTATTCTGGGAAATTAGGGTGGTGTTTAGGGACGAGATATGCCCATAATACAGCGGATATACAATCACACGCGTAGTAACCATTTTTCCACTCAAAGGGTGACGTACTATTTGGGTTCTTATTACCTGCACCGAGTCCATAATTACCTTGACCCTTGAACTTATTCAATCGGGCTACTGCAAGGCGGCCGTTTAATGTCAAGTTGCCTCTCCAATTCTAATATTCGAGTCTTCATAACTGACAACTCGTCGTTGATACTATTCACCATAGCTTCAGCAAAAGCTGCGACATGCTCAGACTTAATTTTAGGTCTTTCGAGTAATGGAGTTGTATAGCACTTTTCTCCTAATTTGCGCTCAGCATAAACCTTATCTGCTTCCTTTAATATAGCCTTAATTAATATCATTTTGTTTCTCAGGAGTATAAACTTGAACCCAATTATCGTTATCGTCGCCTATCTCTAGAAAGAATTTACGTTCAGGATATAAACGGTCCACAACTCCCTTTAATGTTTCAGCATAGAACTTATCTGTTTCATTAGGAAAGTCTTGTGTAAAAACACTAATTGCTGTTTCTAAAGTAAGTGTGACATCTGTTAAAAGAGTTTGATAGGTGTCTCCTTCATACAATTCAACACCCATAATAAAGTCTCTATTCTTAAATTTTCTAGTAACCTTAACGAAAAATAAGCAGTGCATTAATTGTCCTTGCTCAGTCGATAACGTTCACTTACCCACTTAGCTTTCTTACCAGTTTCTAAAGATTCAACCACAACACCTTCACGTATAGTAGTTTGACCAAATGCAGATGGATACTCTGCCATTCGTTTAATATCATCTAAATTATAAAATACCTTAGCTACTTTTGGAACTAATGTAAACCCACAACTAGTAGCTACTAAGTATCGTTCTAGTTCGCTGACCCAACGCTTTTCACGCACATGATATATGTCAAATACACGAAAATCTAGTTTCTTTAATCCGTAGTCCCAGCCCTTTTGGATACCTGGTCCAAAGATTTCCGCATAGAAGATGTAATCGCGTGCATCCTTGCATTCCTTTTCCAGCGCATAATCAACCACGACCCGTTTCCAAGGATTGTCGAGCCCAGGATTAGTACTAACCCTACTACGCCCAAACACAAAATCACGTAACCGAGTAAGAAACCCACGATTATCTGAGAGATTGGTACGGTGAGTACCATAATAGAAACGGCGACGGCCACCATAACCAAACCGGAAATTAGTACCATGAATCTTTTCAGTGACACTGACTAATTCTCCCTCTTTGAAAATGGAAGGACACTTACGTAACGAGTAGACTGTGTATACTGGATACAAATCTTTTGCGCGCACCTTGGACACACCTCCGACAACACCCACTTTAATGAGTCCTCGGTCAGTCTCGTAATTGGTAACACCCAAAGGCTCAGCCACATTTTCTCCGATTGCCAAGTGGCCCACCAGCGCTGAGGGCAATCTAATAAGCAACCCTGGAGAATAGACCCCACGGATTCTAGCTGAGCGAACTCTGTAATGCGTTTTGCCTTTGGCATCGAGTCGCTCTTTGAGAAAGAGGAAAGGGTTTTTAATCGGGACTCCGCTGGTAAATTTGGTCGTAATCCATTCATCAAGTGGGACCACAGAATCAGGACCAACGTAGACAACCAATTCACTAGGCTGTAAGTCACCTTTCGAATTGATAATCTTATCTGGGAACTCTTCCTTACCATCCAGAGATATAGTGACCAACTCAAGCCTATCCGCGTTCGGATGAGGCTCCGTTCTAACAACTTTAACGACGTGACATGTGAATTCTGATTGATTATCGTCACTCACGCATCTGCTCCCTCTACCCAATAGGTATGTTTACAATTTTCACATCTTATATAGTCATCGTCAAATGCATCACAACTAGACGTAATTGTTTCATATGTTCCATTGCTGGATTTACATTTAGGACAACGCCAAGTACTATGACATTTAGTTCTATTTTCAAAAACTTTAGGTGAAACTAACACTTTATTACAATAATCTTTCCTGGTTTACCCATTTCAATAGCTTTCTTTACCGTCCAACAGCCACCAGATTTAACATGAGAAGTACTACAACAGTGATAACACCAGTCAAAACGCATACCTTTATAGTTCTCAGGTAACTTTTCGAGTGTAATACATACCAATTCATCTGAGTCCTTAGCAATTAGTAAATTGCGTGGTGCGTATCCCGTTGACCATTGCAGATTCTTTGGACGATGCTCTATTATTTCTTTCCCGAGCTCTCTTCCTATTTCCACTGCCCAAATGTCGATACCACCGAGATGACATCCACCACTCACCACGTGCGTAACTTCTGGTTTATCCAGTAGTCGGTGAATTATTCTCTTAGCTCTAGTTTCAGTGTAAGTAGTAAATTTAGCTCCTTCAGAACCTACTATACCAATTTTCATCCAGTAATTTCAATTGTAGGAGTTTCATTAACTTTAACAAGCACAAATTCTACAACCTTATGGCATGTATTCTTTGCCTGTAATTCAGCATGAGACTTGGAACGAAATGGTGAACCGTGACGAGTACCATAGTAATGCTCGCTGCCCGGCTCATTGAGGTAATAAACAAATTTAGGTAACTTCATGCGAGCACCTTAACGCCTCTCTTAACAAGCCAACCCATGTTCTCATAAGAAAAACCATTATTTATAAATCGTCTTAATGCATAAAAATTACGAGAAGTAGCTTGATGTTCACCATCATCATCAGCCCAATCAACGGTATAAAGTGTACCTTGATACACTCTACGATATTGACGCTCTGCAGTAATAGTAAATCTTTCATTTTGCGCTGTAGTAGTCATATCCTGTTCCTATTGAAACTTGTAATGGTACCAATAATTTGATACCGTTCGCTGTAGCTGTTTCCATACACACTTTTAAATGATTAACTGCGGATACGGCCTCTGCAATCGGTCCACGTAATCCGAGCTCATCGTGGACCTGGATAAATGTTCTAAACCCAATACGTCTAAGAGGCTTGCATCGGTAGACATTAACGAGCGCGGAATTGATAATTTCTGCTCCTGTGCCCTGTGGGGGGAAGTTGTCCCCTTTTCTACAGGCGGAAGCGAGTCCCCAATCATCCTTTCTCGCCAATTCACTAACATCCAACCAACGCCCACCAAGAGTATAAATACCTCCAAAATTACGAATACTATCAGCAACATATTTGTGCCACTTTCCCATGATAGGAACTGCTGATTTAGTCCCTTCGACTAATTTACCAGCAAGCTCCTTACCAATCATTTTACCGTTCACGTCCTCCAGAGTTTGGAAGCCGTAATCGGATTTACCGTAACTTAATCCGTACCAGACCGCTTTAATAAGAAAACGTAACCACTTACCGTACCAATGCTTTAAAAACGTTTTCCAATCAACCTTATCAACTCGTACACCAGTGAGCTCAGGGAAATTAGTATCAGCTTGAAATGTCCAACCAAGATATTCTCCAAATATTTTTTGTGCATTAACGCAATGAATGTCGGGAGCGCCCGGTTCAATCATCTTAGCTAATTGGTCATCTCCCCAAAGACGAATACCGAAGTCTGCCAAGATAACTACTTCAAGAGCTTTATAGTCACCGACAACTAATATTTCACCACTATTACTCTTGGGTTCTTTGTGGAACCATTCATCAAGAGTGTCGTACTGGTAACTCTGTAAGTCGCTCTGCACATTCTTTACCTAATTGCACAACTATATCTAAACAATCATAGCAAGTAGTTTTAGATATTTCTAATGTAATATCATCAGGAGAATGTAATCGCATTGTTCTCCCACAATAACTTTCATCACCATATGTATCGGTATTTTCTTTGTATAAATGATTACGCGATAATTGCTCGTCGGACACAATATAGATCTTTCTTTTCCTGACTTTCTTCCTCGTCAGGTTTAGGTAATTGTTGACCTTCAGGATTTTTCATCCCTAAGCGACCGGATACCGCGCCCACTGAATCATCAGAATCACCGGCCGGACCACAAACAGGATGAACAAAGCCGTCGCTAGCCATAAATCGGGGGAGTTTATCAACATATTTCTTTCCACTCCTTATCTTTCTCAAGTGTAATATTAGTGCTATGAGCTCAGAGATGTGCGGCTTATCCTCTAGATGAGATTTGCGCACCCAATCCAGGGCAGTTGAATCGGTTTTCCAGGTGCCTCGTTTGACTAGACCCTTTTTCCAAATAGGAGAACGACGGGCCTTTATGGAATCAAGAAATGCAATCAGCTGTTTTGGACTACTCCAGATTGCGTCTATTTCATCGGCTGAAACATTTTTAGTAGCAATGTTCCTATAGAACCATTGCTTTAATCTATCTAGAGTAACGCGCTCATCATTAGCTGCTCTCTTAGATTGGAATTCACAGTAGCCAACATCCACACGGAATCCATTGCGTTCCATTTCAATAAGAGCCTCTTCAACCACCTGAGAGAAACCTGGCCTTGGAGGTATTCGTCCAGTAGCATCGGGATATGGATATGGTGCAGGATCATCTTCCCTCAGTGCTAATTCTAAGAGCTCAAGTGCAGCAACTGCATCCTCTGCCGCGTAATCAATGAGCAGAGTGAATCGTTCATGTCCTGGAACAATTGATTCAAGGGGGTATTCAGATTTACGTTTATATTCTCTAATATACTCCACTGTTTCTGATACGATTGATTTACTATGACAATTCCGTCTTCTACAACTTTTACGTCCACAAGAATATTCGTTGTGCCGGACTTGTTTAAATTTAGCCACTGGTTCGTAGTATACATAGCTCACTAATTGTTTGAAGGTACATATAGGTTCTCTACCTAACTTTGTAACCATCAATGATTTAAGAGTATAGCCTGGGACTTTATTCATCTCAGGCCATACCCATCTACAAAGGTTTAAAGTGTTGAGCGCACCCCGTAGTTGTATGCCGTGGTTAAACAGAGCGTGTGCATCGACTGGCTGATTGTGGACCGCTTTAAGGATATTTCTTGATTCAAGGATTCTTCGGATTCCCGAATGCTCAAGAGCCGCGACTGGTAAGACATATCCAACTGCTTTAGTGTATCCTCGCGGATCGAATACCTTAGATCGAATAGCGATTGACCAGACATGTATTTTAGCTCTGAGTACTGTGGACTGCTTTTTAATATCGACATTGTAGAACTCCGTATCCAGTCCCATTACACCGCGTCGCTCAATCGCTCTTACTAACTTGTCCCACTCTTCCGTAGTAGTCAGGTACTGCTTGGGAAGATCGAGTGATTTTCCACTGTTGCTTTCCGAGTCTATAACCATATTTACTGTTCTCTATGAAACTATCTGCAAGGTGCTCTATTGGAAATACACCATAGATATTTTCATAATCTTTAACAATCCAAACAGTCTTATCATAAACGTATTCCGTAATATGTTTGACGTTTGGAGGTACCAATCCATCTGTCGCTAATTCCGTTGCTAGGGTAGCTGGTAACGAGCTCATTGTCTGCTCCATCCGCAATAATTATTCTATCACCGAGTAATCCAATAGCTGCAATCCAATGCTCATTCTTATCCACTAGGAGAATGACCGGGCGCCCATCCCTAAGAGATTCGCGTAGAAGTAATAGAGCAATTTCCTTGCGGTGCTCACTAATTACTTGAACGTCCAACTCGTGTATGGACTCCAGACCTTTAATCATTTTACGAGGAGGTGTGCCTTGAATTGCAGTGGTACCGCAAAGCAATTCACACTCCTCAGTAGAACGATCGATACCTAGTGCACAAAGAGCATTCTTGACAGCCGTTGAACCACAATTAGCTTGGCTGTCCTGTAGACGCATTAGTCTTTCATTGCGAGACGAAAACCTAGACCAAGTAATTCAGGTTCAGGTAATTCATAAAAATTATGGCTAATAATACCACAATCATTTGCATACGTACTAATAGTATAGTTTTTAGTATCTTTAGCTAAACGAGCAGCTCCTAAAGCACAGCAACTAGCTGCTCCTTTAGGCGAAGGAATTGCTCCACCGTCTTTATCTCTCCAAAGTACTTTAGCAGTCCAATCTAAATTATTAGCTTTAGCATTTTGTACTAATTTAGCTAATTTCATTTCAACGACAGGAATTTTATCATTAGATTTTTCGTATTTCATAGATATACTTTTTATCGCATTGCTAAACGAAATCCAAGCCCAAGCAATTCGTGGTCCATTAGATAACCATCTTTACCCTTCCAGTGCTGAACTAATCCAGCAAATCCCATATCATTTGCATCAGTATCTACATTCAACTCCTTAGTATCAGGCTCTAGCCATGCCGCTCCAACAGCACAACATTTAGTTATACCATCAACAAAGTCACAATCATGGGTAGCTTTACCATTAGAAAACCTATATGCAGTTTCTTTAGTCCAAGTAAGTCCACGTGCTTTAGCGTTTTGAACAATTTTTGCTAAATTAAACTCAACCTCAGGGACACCACTATCATTTGCGGTACCAAAAGTTTTAGTCTTGCCCATTATCTATAAGCCTTTCCCTGAAACAGTGCGTACGGTTTATTTTTACTATCTCTATGAATTTCAACTGGTGTAATGTTAAAACGAATCTTATTGTCTATAGTATTGAAATTAACCAACCTAAAAGACTGATTCCAATTAGCGTAATCACCAACATATTTACTGTGACTATCTGGAATACTAAAATGGCCAGAAGAATGTGCAGCGTGGGTTCTTCGTACTCCCTTATCGTCCAGCGAATTCCGGCAGAAAAATGATTCCTTGTGCACATGACCAATAATGGTAGTTTGGTCCGGGGCTTTATCAAGTACATTAACGGCGGGATTGGTGGGCGTAAAAGTGCCGCGTGGCCAAAAACTATCACCGTGCTCAATGACCAAATTTCCAGCGCGTATCTTAGGAAACTCAGATAGCTTTCCATCTAATACCTTACCTTTAAACCACGCGGTAACTGGTAACGATTGACCATACAACTCAGGAGTACGCCGATGCAGATAACGATGCCAGCGTCTCTCGTGGTTACCAAATATCCAACTGGTGGAAGTGCCACGAGTATTAACCCAATTAATGAACCAACGAGCGGAATCACACTCCTTATCAAACTTCTTTGGTGCATCCGGGTCTTTCTCGTGGTCAGATAGACAGGATACGTCCATTATATCTCCGTTGAGAATAATAGAATCAGCACCTACCTTTTCTGTTATCTCAATTGCTATCTTGAGTGCTGGAACGTCGGCGTGCGGAAAATGAATATCTGAGAGTACGGACCATACATCTCCATCTTTAGGCTTCCTTTGCTCTATAATCATGCACCTTCAGCCTCACTAAGAGCCTCTTGTAATTCTTTAATTAGTTCTCTAGTTGTGGAAGGTGTAAAGTCATGTCTATTAAGTATAACGCCATTTTCTTTTCTAGTGATACAAACACTAGGACTAGGGTCATTATAGTAAGTTATATACCACGTTTGCTGAATTGTTTTAATCATATTCCAAGATGTTCCATTCTATCAAGAAAGGCAGTCTCAGCATCTTCAGGGAGCCATGGTGTCCAAAGCCAATTCCAAAAGAGCTGAATCTCAGTGTCAGGAGGAAGTGTCTTATCAGGTTTCATGGTAAGATACTCCTTAAACTCATCAAAGGTAAATGGCTTTTCCTCCACACTCCACTGTCGCTTACTATCCGGCATAAGTAAATTACGCTCAGTAATAAGCATTCTCAGGTCAACTAATTTTTCCCAATGTCCACCCAATGAGATAGCAAATCGTGCCTCAATGCACTTCTTATGCTTTTCCTCAATGTCCCTATAGCCGACGAGGACTGATTTAAGAGGAGAACTCACATCACCCACGTACGCTTCTGCTGCGTCGTGGAAAAGGAACTGGTGAGGTAGCCACTTAATCTCAGGGTAAATTACTTCAGCCAGGATAGAGCCGACCACGGAATGCTGAGCAACACTCCAAGCTTCAGTTGTATGACCAGTGAAGCGGTTAATTAAACTGAGCGCGTGTGCAATATCGATGTGGTCAATATCGTTTGCACTGGGATTAAGTAAATCTACAGCATGACCGTTATATGTTTGTATCCACGGTTTCTCTGGCATAGTTTCCTAAATTAATTACACTGTCCGCCAACTCTTTAGTAGTTAATACTTCAAAGTGGCGACGTTCTAGGTCAGTATACTTTTGACATATCTGACCATACCTTCTCTCAAGATTCTTGTACTCCTGTTGCAGTTTAAGTAGTGCTTCATATTTAGCTTTCTCAACTGTAACAAGTTCTTTCAATTTACTTCCTTTCCCAAGGTCTCCCTGGGTCCGCAGGAATTAATCCCGCATCTGCTGCCTGCTGTATTGCCATCATTCCGCTAGCCATCATTCCGCAGAGATGAGGTAAACCGCTCTCCTTATCTATATACATTGCAGCTGCCTTTAAATCAGCCTCTGTTTGATCTGTGCATCCCCTTGCTCTATTCATTTCCGTAGTGAGTTTAGTCGCATGACGGAGTAGAGCATCGATATAACTAAGTAGACGGTCGAAATCAGCGAGGGTATCAACAGTAGGACGTAAATAGTTTCCACGTTCATACTTAGTAGGAGAACATCCGTATTCAAATGCTCTTGCTGTATAAATTAATCCAGCTTGAGGTAGTTGTGAAAGCTGAGGTTTACCGTTGGTAAGACCTTCTTTCATGTCACCTTTGACTGTAGTTGGTAATTTGTATGCCAAAGGTGCTACTCTGTATTCAGATGTTTGTCTGCCGAATTTTTTAGCTCTATTTTTAATCCAATCGTTGGCACTTTGTTCGCTGTAAAATTGCGGGGAGTCATTGTGCTGATCCCATCTTTCTCCGACTAAAAACTCTACGGTGTACATAGTGGAGCTACTAGAACCGCCCATCTGCCGCCTCTCTCAGATTCACGTATTCTATGTTTGAATCGATTACCAAAATGTTCCCTTGCCCATACCTCAGCATCGTCACCTGAGAGAAACTCACGACCTGGCCCGGAGCCTCTTCCACTGATAGGCCCTGACACAACGTAATCATTGGGGCCACGGGTACTGTAATCAAAATCGATTTTTCCAACAACATCATCTCCCATGGTGTGAGTAGGAACAGATTCTGTTTCCTTCATTTGTCTTACATTTTTTACATATTTACCACGTAACTCATCTCTCTTACTCATCACATCTCTTTCAAAGCTTTATACACACGTTCCGCTTCTGTGTATAAATCTATCTCATCAATATCTACAACATCAGCATCTTGACAAATATATATCTCAAGAGCTTCCCTAACTGCATCTGCATCCATACTTGGGTCAAATTCAGATAAATCAATATCCACTTCAACTATTGACAATGCACCAATTGGTTTTGCTGCAACTGTAACTTTCATTGTTTACTCCTTATATGGACGAATCCATCTAACAGATATTCCCTCTTGCAGAACTAATCCTGGACAGGGACAACTTTCCCACTTACCATTTGACGAATCATACATATCAGTATCTTCTAATACGTCTCCAGTAGTAAGTAAATACCCATATAAATCATATCCGTGCTTACTTCTATAATAATCAAGATTTTTCATGTTGCTACCTTTTTATCTAGGTTATATAGTTTAGCGTGAGCACCATCAAAACCAACCACCACTCTACCCTCTTTACCAAAGTTCTTCTTTGGCCAAATTAGCTCCATCACATTGTCTTTAACAGTTTCTCCAAATCGCCTACGGTAGCGGTTAGGGCGGAAGAGATAACCGAGACCTTTACCACGTTGTCCGAGGGCAGTAGCCCATGCAAGGTCTGCTGCACCAAAAGGGCGGAAGCCTTCAACAAATACAGGCCCGTCAGGATCCCTGCCCTTTGCTCGTTCGTATTGTCTGAGTCCTCTTTCTTCGACTGCTGATTTGATTTGGGAGTAGATGATGTTGGCTGAGTTAGTTTCTTGGGCATTTTTATTAACCTTCCATGCAAAATCTGAGATTGTACGTTCTAATGTTTTATCGTTTGACTCTGGAAATGCTTGTGCGTAATCAATTTGTTTTAAGTCAGCATCACTCGACTCAATAATGCCGAGAGCCTCATTAGTATCTATTAGGCCTTGATGAAACTCTATATTCTCTCCCCACTCATAAATATTCTCAGATGCAGTAATGATTTGCTTCATTTCTACATCCGATAATTCCAATCCCAATATCTTAGCGTTATCGATATTGGTAATGGTGGAAAGGGAGCGGTCTGCAGTCCTCTCGCCCGGGTCCTCAAAATCGAGAAGGAGCACCCTATAGCCTAATTGTGCCGCAGCCATTGATATGTGCAGTTTGAAGATACTTTTACCTTCACCCGTTGCAGCACCAATTACGGTAAGGATGCGCCTTTCGATTCCTGCCCTCTTATCAAATTCGTGTAGACCAGTGGGAATAACAGCCCTTGGGTCTTCACCCCTAGCTAACATTGCCCGCTGCTCTTTAATTTCATTTACTCGATTACGGACAATATCGGCGTAGGTAATTATTCCCATTCTTCCATATCTGCGGGTGCAGACTCCTTAGGTCGAGTGGCTTTCTCTGCTAATAATCTATCTGCAGCTTTAATGCAATACTCAAAGCTGTACGGTGGATTCCATTTAGCTAATATATTTTTGGCTATAGATTTACAGTCATCTTCTGTAAGTCCAAGGTCACGAATGCGCTTAGCTTGCCAAAATATCCACTGGTCGCCAGGCTTCTTAGGTACAGCTAATTTATCTCCTAAGATTTCGCGCATTGCTGTAACAGCGCGCTCAACACCTATACCAGGTTTAACCTTTAATTTAGGTTCACTAAGCTTATTTAACTTGTCTTGCAGTGCCAGTAAATGCTTGCGTGTATCTTTCCAGGATTTAGAAGATGCACCAGCTAATCCATCAATTACGCGTTCCAGGGCCTCTAATTGTGCCCTGGCAAATTTCATGCTAATTCCCAATCACCAGCAATCAACTCATCATAGTCCAAGGTAATTCCTGGATATTTATCAACAACACCATCAGCAAACGTATTATATTGCACTAAACAAGGATTAAATCCTTTAAATTGAACTTCCTTGATATGTGCAGTAGATTTGTCCAAAAATTGCCAACCAGTACGTCTAACAGCACTACCTGATTGTAATTGTTCCAATGCCCATGCAAAATTAGCCATCTTTACTCCTCCCCCTCATCATTTCCATCATCCTGAGCCTCATCATCATCTAAATCTATCTCGACGGGAATCTTTGCCTTACCACTACCCGGTGGGCGGCCGCGCTTCTTAGGTGCCTCAGCAGTCTTTCCACCCTTAGCAGCAGTCTTAGTCTTACCCTTAGGCTTCTCAGTACCTTTCAACTCCTCACTTCCAGGAGTCCAACCACGCTCCTTCAAAGTTGCAAGGAGTCCAGGCTCCACGTGAAGCTCTGCATTACGGAGGTTAAACGCAACCTTATCGTTATCATCTCCCCAGCGACGCATAGTGAGCTTTCCAGAAACACCCATCACATCTCCCTTCTCTAAATAAGAAGCGAGGGCAGAGTTACGCTTGGTAACATTTGCCTCAACCCACATCTCCTCGTCTCCGTCAAAACGAGATGAATCAACAAAAGTCACAGACACAAAGGTATTCTCACCGAACTCCTTTGCAACTGCATCCTTAGCTAATCTAACATTCCAATAATTAGTAACACTCTGCGTATCAAATTTCTTAAACTCAGACATTATATTCGCTTTCCTTAAATTCTACACAATCAGGTTTACAGAGACAAAATCTACATCCACTCACTGACGGAATTGCCAGATGAGTATTCTTAACAGCCCATTTAATTTTTATTAGGTGTTTAGCTAATTCTTTACTACTAATTTTGTACCAATTGCGTTTTGGTTTACAGTCCAATCGGTATTTTGGCCATTGTGTAATAGATAGCCATACGTCTGTATTACATCCACTAAGTATCCAAGGTACTAGTGCATAAGTTCTTAATTGCTTAGAGTACTTAGCTATTACTGACCACGTTCCTGTTTTGAGATCATCAACCCACGGTAAACCGTCTTTACTTCGGAAAGATAACCAATCAATACTTCCAGTGACATAACGATATCTTGGGTGTCTACGTTTCCAGTGGTCCCTTTTATAGTTACTCCCCTTGGATGACCAAATTCGCAGTTGCAATGACTCAAGATCGATACTGAATGTGGCTTCGTGTCCATGTGAATCACTAGTCGTTGGCCACAATTTCTCTCTATCAATATACGTGCGCTGGAGTTTTTTGAGGAGTGTTTTATTTCCTTGGGTGTCCCCTGTTTCTTTCCATTTGTGGACAAGTGTTCCCCATGCTGCAGTTTTATTTGCTTTATCGCTTCGCTTAGCTGTTTTCTTACGGACTAAGCTGGCTGGGCAGATAAGTGCTCTGTCTGTTTCGCTAGCTCGCATTCAGCATAATATACCCTTTCTAATAATTTAATTGCTTCATCTTTATTTGTAATAATTCTATCGTTATGATAGGTTGGCCATCGATTTGTATATTTAGATAATAACAAATGATCTTTAGTTTGTTCCCACATATTCACTGGCATATTTGCTGCTGCAGCGCATGCTCCTACGATACAGTATCCTGCTCCTACTGATTCGTCATTGTATATCCCGGGGTATTCTCTAAAATATCTACCTTTAGTCCATCCGTTATTAGTAATTAAATTGATAGCTTTAAGAAATACACTCATCAATAGCTCTCCTAAAGATTGTTAATACTTCATCTTTAGTTCTATTAAGTTCATCATTATAACCAACAATATTGGTATGATCTGAACTTACGTTTTTGACTTGATTATTGAGTAAATCTAAAGTAGAATTTTCTGCCTTATCTCTTTCCTCCCAATCTGAATAAAAACTAAGAATTGCATCGTGTAAAGCTCCAAAACTACAATAACCCTTACTTTTACTACCGGCTGAGTGCTGTATCCATCCGTACGTTTGTATTAATTCTGTTGCTTTTGTAAGAATTTCTTTATTGGTAGGTATAGACTTAACAGTTAACATTTGGATATACCGTGAGCTTTCCAGTTGCTAATTCATATGCAACCCTGGCTTGTGGATGTGTAGCAGAAAATCCTAGAATAGCATCGTCTATAGTCTGACCTCTGTTGAGAGGCCACACATCAACTTGCCTACCATTACTATAGATACGTTCTCCACCAAGATATGTCTTACAACTCATATCTTCGGTACCAATTAATTTACATATATGTTTAACTGTATCTACATCTTGACAAATAAGGTCAAGATCGCCATTATCCTTAGGCTCTCTGTTCTCTGACAACATGTAAGCAGTGGAGCCAACAACCCATACCCCTTTTTCATTTATGAGCTGCGGCCAGTACTGTAACATGTAGGAATGGATACGATTAGCTCTATTTGGCACGTTTACCATTTCCTTTGTAGTTAATGGTTCTTTACCTGTGTAAATACCGCCGGTAGCTTGTTCTATATCATTATATTTAAGTTTAATTTCCAAATCACAAGTACCAACATTATATGGTGCCCCTAATGATATAGTTCTTTTAGGTACATCTACACCATATTTAGTTAACTCTTCATCCCACAATGGAGGATAACCATTCATGCAGTCTTACTCGCTTCTTCCAAAGCCTCATCAAACAGCTTTATAATCTCTTCTTTAGAGGTATAAGTTTCATCATTTAAATCAACTAAACACGCTGCATCAGCAAATGGTTCCTTTACCAATAGAATCTCATTTTCTGCTGTGTAAGAAGTATATCTATAAGGAAAAAATCCTCTTACTTTAAGAGGCTCAGTAAAAATCTTATAAGTTTCATTTAATTCTGATGGTAAACCATATTCTCTATTATCTGTAACATCAACAGCAGCTCTCAGCGCTCCAACAATACAAAATCCAATGGTTGGATTACCATAGTCTCCTTTAATCCATCCAAATGTGTCTATATATTGTTTAGCTTTACTAATGATTGAAGCTATATTATTCACTTCGATGTTCTCCAATAAACGATAAAGTAATTCCATTTCTTGCAAATAAATCAATTAACATAGTTTCTTTTTGTTCTTTACTATACTCATTACTATCGTTTATTTTAGCTGCGTCAGCGGGTGACCTCGCATAAACGTCGAGCCTGACAAATTCTATATTTACATCAAATTCACTAGCCCATCCACGTCTAGGAAAACTTACGTTTAGCATCCATTCGTCTGGTACTCCGCATGCCTTACTAAGAAAACCAAGACAGCACATTGTACCGTCTTTGTTTAATAAAGCAGATGTACCCCATCGCGCTCGGTCAATAGTTAACTCAGTAATAGCCACTATTTACCCTCTTTCTTTAACTTCTTATGCCTAGCTTTAAGGTATTCAGCCAATTCCTCATCACCAGTTGCACTAACAATTGGCTGTAATGCTCTTAGTCCTGCGGTGGTAGTAGCTGCTGTGACCTCATCTCGGAGCGAATCAATGTTAATAGTCTCGTCATCCGCGCTTCCATCAGAAGCAGTGTTTCCATCGTCATCTTCCTGAGTAATTCCGGCGACAGCGGCCAGTGCGTACCTTCGTCCAAACGTAATAGCACTACCGACAGCGTGTGGAGTAATCCTTCCGTTCTTATCGGCATTAACTGGCATCTCCATTGTAGTACCCATCATCTCACCAGATGTATGGATAATGGTGGTAGTAATTGCTACAAATGTATAGTTACCGTCGACTCGCAGGGCACCGGGCAGTTGAACAACAGCGAGACCATGCTTCTTAAAGGTTGCTCTGACAACATCCAACACCTCAGCAAGATTTGCATACGTTGACTTAAAGTGAGGATTTGCGGCATTCTTAGTTGCATGGTCAATCTCTGCAAATGCACCCGCAAGTGCTTTGCCTATTTCTGTAGTACTCATGGCTTAAATGTACCGTTATTATCGATAATGTTTTGCATAATAGCTACAAGTCTCTCTTCGTCTGTTTTAAATTGTGCACCAAATTTTTCATATAATGAAGCGGTATAATGATTAAATTTATAAGGTGTTTCAAATGCAGACTCAATAGCATCTAATTGATAATCAGCAAAATAATTTGATAAGTTATTAGTAATATCATCCCGTACGCCACCATTAGCATCCTTAATGCTTATATTTTTAACTCTAGTAGTTAGGCCAACAAACATACTACCAAGTGCACATGCTTGACACTTATAGTTTATAGGTAATTTATCTCCATTTTCCATACTTGACCAACCTAAATAATTACCTCTCTCGGCTACAACTTTCTTTAATTGTAACGACTCAATAGTATCTCGCGCAATAGCGACTCGTTTACGCTCAGGACTCATTTCATTAAATCGACGATTTCTGTCACCAATCTTCTTTAATTCACGGCGCAACTCATTGCCAGTCATGAATTTGCTCCTGTATCTTCAATAATAGCTAAAGATGACATACTCTTATAGTAATATGTTTTATTACTAGTACTTCTTTTAATGACTAATCCTTTATCAGGATCTATTCTTACAATCTTACACTTATTTAACCAAACACTACTACCGCGGCGCGCAGCATAAACAACCGTATCTCCAACAAGAATTTCTTTACCAGTAATATCTCTAAACATTGAGTCCCTTTCACAAATATTATGAGAATACAAAAATACCAGGATAATTCTCCACTATCCTGGTATCATTTGCCTACGGAGCTAGCGTCTGCAATCTTTGACTAATTATAGAATATGTAGGAGTACCAACAGCACTCGTTGTAGTTAATCTACACCTATGCCCTGCAGCTACCCTAGCACTGACAGTATAGTACCCTCCAGTAACCATAGAAACGCCCACAACAACAGTTCCACTAGCAACAGCTCCTGCTCCTCCCATAGGTGTGGTTGGAGTAGAATTAACGTCGCAGAGGAGTGATACGAAACCATCAAATCCTCCTGATAAAGAAATAGCACCAGTAATTGATACTACTGCTGTATATATGGTATCATGTGTAGAATCGAATAATACAGATGACCCATTTAATGATAGAGTGGGTGTACTAATACCAGATACGTTAGAGCCTGGACCCGCGGGACCCTGAGGTCCTTCTACCGGAACATTAGGATTATCGTCCCACCTATAATCCGTTGCAGCTGCTTTATCTACAGATGCAAACGTCATTGATGGTACAAGGGCACCATCATAGCCCCCTGTATACCAAACAGAATTAATTGCGCTAAAAGCTACTAAATTGACAACATTATCGTGAAGTACCTTTGTAATAATTGCAGGGTATATGTGTGTAGAGTCATATTGAAATATTACTCCTTGACCAACTACCGGAGGGTCTGCTTCTGCTATTCCAGCCAATAAGCACAGCATCAGTACTACACGTCGCATAATACCACCCTTCTAGACAATAGGGGACCTACTATCTCTGGACTATAGTATATAGCCAGTAGACTGGAACCCTATTAACAGCACCCTAACTCAACTATTAGTCTCGGTACACCGAGGTCCATCGAACTAATTGAGCTCGAACACTTATACTTCGTCAATTCCCGTATCCCACTGGTCCCCTAAAACAGTGGTTCTCTGTTTCAACGGCTATCGACTGCAGCGGCTCTTCACCGATTGTGCACGCGATTACGGCTGCGCTGGGCAACGGTGGTACCGATAGGGCTGCACACTGACCTACCGATTTTCGCTTTCAACACGATATTCGCATCGTCTGACATTTTGAAATTGACGTCAATGGCGAAAACGTGTCTTGGGCGCACAGCTACCCCACCGATCCCCGTCGCATAAAGATGCACCAATTGTAAGCTCAATAACAAAAAAAAAGAACCCGGCACCTTTTCACAGGTCCGGGTTGCACTTATATGTACATAGTACTATTCGATCTTTAAGTGCTCAAATGGTGGTAGATAAGTAACTTTAATATCTATAGCAGGAGAATTGCGATACATAATATCTGGTAATTCAGGCCATTTTACCTTTATAGTACACGCAATTTCTCCATCCACCATAATACCAGTTTCCATTGGAGACAATATTCTATATAGACGCATCTGTGAAAATGTAACACCTAAATTCAGAAATTCAAAGATGGCCTGATGCTCCACAGTTTGGATGGTATTTAGTAAATCATCCACAGCCTCGGCTAATCGTGACTGAAGTATTGGTGGTTTCAATATTCGCATGAATAATTCAGAGTGCTTTTGCAGCTCCTTTTCACAAGTTTCACACTGTCCTAGATGATGTCTAATGATATCAGCTTGGTGTTCATTTAAACATCCGTCCACGAAAAGAGATATAATATCACACTGCACCTTTAACCTCCCGTGCTCCCGTGGGGATTTGAACCCCCGTCTACCGCTTATAAGGCGATTGCTCTAACCAATTGAGCTACGGGAGCGATACATATCTTGTAGCTATTACTTTAAAAGAAACACCACTTCTTAAATCATCAGGAGAATTTACCTTAATTGGTAGCTTATCTCCATAATATTTTACCAATAATGGAAACCAAGAGTTATACGTCATTTATTGCTCTACCATAATAGTAAATACTTGTGCACACCTACCAATCTTACACCACATCCAAAGCCAATAGAGCCACCAACGCTCCTCATTAATTGCACTAAAGGCAACTAAATTTACAACATTATCGTAAAGTACTTTAGTAATAACTGCCGGGTAAATATGAGTTGAATCATACCTAAAAATTACCTCCTCTGTCATATCTCCTACTAATTTCATATCATCTTCCCCGTCGTTTCATAATAAATGCAACGGCTTCATTGGCTATATTAACGTTGGCTTCAGTAACTTGACCAACAAATCCACGACCTAGAATGAATTCAGTAGAGTCAGGGTATTTCCCCTTCAACACCCAATTCACCATCCTATTGTCATCCTGTGTAACTAACCAAGAGACAGTACCCTGATTCACAATTTTAGTCATTACTAACCCTTTGGTTCTATTATTGGCCAACCAAACACGCGATGCATAGCGTAACGAAAGCGCATTTCTTCAGTAGCTGCTGCTCCTAGACCTATTGCAAAATTATTAAGACACTTGGCGGTAAGATTACCTGAATAACTTACCCAGGTATTAGACCATCTAATACCTCCATAATAGAATTCATCGTATACATAACCCCAATTAATCATACGTGACACCTACTGGATTTGAACCAGTGACCTACGGATTAGAAGTCCATCGCTCTATCCAACTGAGCTAAGGTGTCCGGCTACTCTTACCTTGAATTAGCACAATCAGTAGCCAAAGAAAGAGTGCTAATACTATTTCTTCCATCAACTGTACCACCAATCTCTTATAATTAAGCAGATTACAATTGTGGTCACAATAGCTGCTAGATGATGCATTACTCCTCCTTAAATACTTTGGCTTGTTCTTCAGGGTTCATGCCTGTAATAAGAAATTCTCTATCGGTAGCAGAGAGCTCGGGAAATGCATCTTGTACCATAGCGCCTTTTTTATACGCTAGGAGTGCCTTTACATTTACAATAACTGAGTAGTTGTTCCGAGCCAGTTGCGCATATCCCGGTTGACACCCAATCGTTGAGTAAACGTATTCCAAGGGGAAGCCTGTAACAAAATGACGCACTGGAGACAGCCAATACATAATTGGTTCACTCATATTTAGATATCATTTCCTGATACCATCTTTCAGCAGTATCTTGAAAATAGTGAGCTCCAATGCGTGCCCAGAGTACTTTCCACTTCTCCCACGGGGCAAGTTTTCCGAGGTCAAGATAGGCTTGCTCGGGAGAATACCGAAGCGCCCATGGCAAGAGAAGAGGAGAATGGCCAGTTTTGTAAGCTAGCGATTGTACTGGCAAATTCGCAAGAGTGGCAACGTCTATTGCGTACTGTCCTACGAGATAGGGTACTTCTTTACCTGCAATTGCGAGTGGTAATTTTCCGTCCCATTTTACTAAATCAGGACGTAATTTACCGCCAGTGTTCTCAGCAAGTCCCCACGTGGAACTTTTGACACTTGGAGCATTTCTTTGCTCCTTTTTGCCTACCTCTTTTACGTACATCTTTTCCACAATCGAC